TGTCTCTATACTTATATTATAGCATCTCAACATGAGACTGTCATGAGATGTGTGGAATCTCCGATGAGTATACTGTGTCGCATGAGACTGATTGTGATGAGAGTGAGAATCATGAGACTCACCCTACTTTCTTATGAGACTTATATGTATTATTATTACTTTTAATAAATTTTGATTTACGATTATATTTAATTGTAGATGGTAATACTATGTAATTAATATCTTTACAATTCTCTTCTAAGTGCGTAATCGAATTACTTAATTGTCTGTAATATTCAGTAGAATGTTTATAAAACTTAAATCTTTGATGATTCATTATATTAAACTCCTACTAATTGTAATTGTTCTACATAATTAACACCGTTAACTTGTAATCCTAATATTTGTAAACAAACAATATCTTTATCTGTTAATGTTTTCTTACCAGTTAGAGTCTGAAGTGCGTCTGCTTGGACTGGATCTGTAACGTAATGTAATGTTCTGCCGAAGGCTGTCTTATCTTGTGTCTTAATGTTTGTCATGTTTGGAATCTCCTTATCTCTTATATACTAATTATAATAGATTCATCTGAGACTAACATGATATTTGAGCAGTACAACACATCCCATTTGAGTCGCACATGATTGTGAGTCTTAGTCTAATACTGATTGATACTGGTCTAAGACTGCGATGCCTACAGATAGCGACACATTAGTCTAGTCTCATGTTGCGTCCATGTTGCGTTGATTGTGAACGGTACACCGCACCTTGACGAGTCTTACGCTGTGTCTACAGTGTGTTACGTCCTTGTTCCGCTGAGTCTCGTCAGACGCTCGAGACGCAATGAGACTGAGCTGCTATATTATACTGCGACCCCTATGGGGCGATTGCAACCTGTGCTGCACGTATAATAGGCTTCCCAAATTTATGTCATTTTTTATCCAGTAATGATTCTAGATAGTGTTTCTTGAGCTGTAATTGCTGTTCTTTACGGTTTAAGAGAGGCCACTTGTTTATGCCTAAGTTATGCTTTATCTTACTCCATCTATCCAGTAATATACGCTCAATTGCTGCGAATATTCTCATGGTTTTAAAGTTAGTGGAGGTCTATTAGGTATATCCAATCAGAGGATATTAGGTTACAGGGAAAGAGTCCACCCTTCTCCTCCCCTGTATAAGTGCGTGATCGCTCAACGCCAGTTAGGAACTGAGTTCCCAGTGTCATGTCCTCTTGCTTCTTCTCGCTGCTCTAAAGACATCCCTAACACTAGATGATTAGCACTAGATTCGGGGTTGTCTAAGAAATCTGCAAGCATATTAGCAAACTCTTCTGCTTTTCTGTCTTTTATTTGGTCTAATGCACTGATATGTAGAGCATCTATGAAGTATTTAACACCCTGAGCTAGGCAATCTAGCCTATCGTCGTGTTTAACTGCTCCTTTCTGTCTACACATACGGCTCATTTGGTAAAAGAGCATATATAAGAGCCTACTTTCAGGTGGACTGTCTTTGTTGGAGGTATAGTCCCAATCAATAACACTGCGGTTAACAACAAGGCGGTGTTGGTTAAGCACAGGCTCAAGACTATCAATGATCCTGTCCTCCTTTCTGACATTTGCCCTAACCTCTTCAATATTGATATTCTGTCTCGTTTGAATAAGGTGTTTCTTAAATAATTCACTTACAATTCCGTCTCCAAAGTTTGTTTCGATAACCAGCGATGTAACTCCATACTTTTTGCATCCCTTAAGGATGTCAAGCAAGGTAGTATCGCTGTACCCGTCTCTGTATGCTCGCACTTCATGCAGATAGATGATTCCGTTTTTTTGGGATAGATAACAAGCCGCTGTTTCGTCTGTTCCTCTTCCCGAAGGATCCACGCTGCATATGGTCTCGTCATACTCCAACCACTCCCCTTGCATTTGCATAGGTGAATAGAAATAGTCTCCCGGTAGTCCCACTGTTGGAGCATCTTTGATGACATTGGCTGGATCGGAACACCATATGATATTCTCGGGTGCAGTATCAGGATTAACGCTAGTAACAATGAGATCAGCCATCTTAAGTGGGAATTTCTCTGCATCTGATAAGCTTGTGTCTAGTTGAAACTGCAACATGTAGTTAGACCGCCCCATACTTGACTCTCTTTCGAGTAGGTCTTCGTGAGTAAAGCGGTCATCTGTAGGAGCCCATTCATCGACCCCTTCATCTATATCTACCTGTAACTCAGGAGCTAGTAGTCCTTCGTATTGGGTAATGTTTTTACCTCTTGGGTATCTTGCTGGCCAAACCAAGGGACGATACGAACGCTCTGCCAACTTACGATAAATAGTAAAAGTAGTCTGAGGAGTCCCGAGATACATAATACGGCTATCACTTTTGGGTGTAAGGATAGATTCCGCTTCCGTACAGAGTTGTAAAAGTTTTTCACGCATCAACTCCGTCATACTGTTCCCGGGGACTTCTACGTCGTCCAGAATCATAAGATCCGCACGTGATCCAGTTAGCTGACCAGTAATACCCACGCTTTTCACTGAAGGTGCTTGATGCGGCGAGCAGTTTACGTCGAAGCTTATACGTGACCACCTTGAGTCGTCGGATTTGGGTCTTAAAAAATTTAACCATGGTGTCTCTATAATAAGTTTCTGTAAGAAGATAGACATGTTATCTGCACGTTCTTTAGACGCAGAGATAATCATGATCTTTCTTTCGGGGTCATTAAATAAAGTCCATAGAACAAAAGCACCAGTAATCCAGCTCTTACCAACGCCCCGAAACGCCTGTATTTGTAGTCGCTTGGGACCAGTCTGCAAGTAATCTGCAATCGCATATTGAGCCCTCGTAGGAGGTGGAAGATGTAATTCATGCCATAACGCTTGCAAGAACAACTTAAAGTCTTGCTGTAATAGGGCTAGGGAATTTTCCATTATATATCAAGTTCGTTTTGGTTAAATTTGTACTTGCCTAAGTTATATTTTTGTCTTATAGCATCTATATCTTTACGTAGATCACGAGCAATTTTACGTTTACTTGTTAATACACTGCCTTTAAATCTACCTGTAGTTTCTCTAGGTAGGTTTCTTAGTAAATCTTCAAGTTCTTTCAAGTTTCTAAGTGCATTTTCAGTATCAACATCTAATTCTATAATATTACCATCAAGATCTCTAATATTAAATTCCTGTATATCAGCCTCCGCTGGATCAGCGAAATTATTTTTTCCGGTTTGTATTTCTTCTACCCAGCTAGGTTTACGTACCCAAGTTGTATTAGTATTTTTTTGGAATGTTTCAAAGGTATTATAAAACATACCTAAATCGTTGAGATAATCTTCTTCAGACAGCACACCTCTACCTGATACTGCATCATCAAGCATATTATTGATAATCCGTTCTCTATACTGATCTATAGTTTCACCAGCTCGTGCTCTAATTTTTATATCAACATTAGGGCTAGCAAGTGCTCCAAAGTTTTTGTTATATGCAGTTTTAAATTGTGTGCTATATATTTGACGATAGAAGTCAGGTATAATACCAACTACTCGACCATCTCCAGCTTTTCTAACTTGTAAATTACCGGGGTTACTTCGTACAAATAAACTCTTAGCACTAAAAGCAGCTTCATTTGGATCTTCAATAGTTATGACAAAACCTTCTGGTTCTCCATTATCTGGTAATTTCTTAGTTTTAACTAAATTATTTAATCTAAGTTCAGTAGTATCTTTTAATGTTTTGTAATTAGGGTCAAATAACAAACGTAAATTCTTTAAGGTATTACGGTTAGTAGCACCAGTCCATTGAAATAAACCATTTTTTATATCTTCTGGATTACGTTTTTCAACTCTTTTCCAAAACTTACCAGCCATACGTCTAGCGACTTTATGTTCTAAGTAAGCTGCATCTCCATATTCCATAAGGTTTGTTAAAAATAATTTAGGATCTTGCTGTTTAATGTTGTTTAGTTCTTTTCTAATTAATTGTAAAAATTTAACGTCTGGGTCTTGCTTCATTTCATAACCTAATTTTTCTACAATCGCCTCTTCAACATTAAAGACACTTTTTAAGTCATAGTTTTCAAAAGCAGCAGGCACTTGTTTGTTTTTAAGTACACGTTTTTTAACTAAAATAAATTCTTGATTAGACTTATTTAGTAATATTTCGTCAAAACCTTTCATCAAGTTTGTTTTACCGCCTTCCTTTACTCTTTCGGCTCTATGAATGTAAGCTCTTTGTACGTAGTCGTTAACTGTATCAGCATCAAATGGTGCTCCTTTTGGTAATGGTACAACAGCATCAGCTCCGGGTTCAAAGTAACCTTTCGATACTGGACCAATATATCCGGCTCCTACACTGCCTTGAAGAAAAGGCGTTTGACTACCATTTATTCTAGCTCGTAAATCTCTAAATAGACCAGTAATTCTTGGGTCTGCAAGATCAGCAGCTTGTGCAAATCCAGCTCCAAGTACACCACCAGCTCCAACTCCTAGACCAAACTCTTGAGCTGTAGGCAATCTGCCTTCATCTACAGCAGTTATACTGGTAGTTTCTATTGCACCAGATACAGCACCTGTACCAGCAGCCCTAGTTAGTCTACCAGCTTTAGTTATAGCTTTACCTTGTGCTAAACCGGGTATTTGACTAGCCGCAGCTGATCCTAGTACTTCACCAAAACTAAACTTACCGCCACGTATACCTTGTGCTATTGTGTTAATAACAGCAGATCCGACAGCTTGAGTTGCCGGTACAAATGTTAGTGCATCTAGTAAACTGTTAGCTCCTACTTCAAAAGCTAAACCAGTACCTACTCGAGCCAAATTACGTGACTCAAGTGGTAGTTCTAGCTGTTCATCATCATCATCTTCAGTACGTTTTCTACGTATCTCTTCATTACCTTTAGTAACTTCATCGTAGACCTGTTGGTTTTCAGCGTCGTACTGTTCTTGTGCTTCTTTTAGTTCCTTTTCAATCGGATCTAGTTCGTCTTCTTCATTCATCTAATGTGTGATAAAATAGTTTGTTCTCTATCAGTAATGCCAAATGTCGACCTCATCCAGTCCCTCCAGTTTTTACTACCTTTTTCCTGATTGCATCTTCTACACGACGGTACAACATTTGTTGCCACATCTTCTCCGCCCCTACATTTTGGACGTACGTGGTCAATGGTGAGTTTTTGTAAATCATAAGTTTCTCCGCAATAAACACATGTACAATTGAAGTGCTCTTTAATGGCTCTTCTCCAGAGCCGTTTAGAATCTGAACTTGTCATGGTTATTAAATTGTGTAAATAATGGTCAGGGTTAGGTAGTAATGGGGTCATTTTTTAGTTCTGCTTTTTCGGTTAATAGATGGCTTTTGTTTTCTGCCTTTGGTTTTACTACCCTTATAATGGGCGGCATCCATTCCGTCACGGTTGCCATAAGTTCCAAGTTTTCTATTAAGTTTGTTTGCATTGACTCTAATTGCTAGACCTTTTGGTGTTTTGTTGTATTTCTTCTGCTGCTTACGCCTTTTAGCGGCAGCTTTCGGATTCTTCTTGTAGTATTCAGAAGTTTTTGCCATATACTTTCCTCTTAACGAGTGAAGGGTCAACAGTAGGTAGAAGTTTGTTTAGCTTATCTAAAGGACTACCATCGTAGGCAACACCTGTTATGTCGTTGGTTTTTAGCCAATCGCAAGCTGCTTTCAGATCTTGTGTAGTCGCTTCTCCACTTTTTATTCTATGTAGAAAGTCCTCTGTAACAAGATAGTGTAGCTCATTAAAGGTTTCTTCTGTTGCTTTTCTAGGTAGTTTCTTTAGTTCATCCATTATACTTTGCCTTTCTTTTGTTTTTTGTAATAGTTAATCACGTTCTTTTTGTCTTCAATAGTGTAATCACCATACTTTTTGTTCCCATACTGTCTTTGTATAGACTCAAACACATGGTCAGGCATGGATGCAACATTTACACCCTCTAGCTTTCCATCGTTAAATGCGTCAATTTTTTTAGCACCTTTAGATGCACCGGATTTTGCCATGTTATTATCCTAATAGGTTTTTTTTAACTAGCTCAACTAGCTTGTCATCAACAGTATTATCTGTAGATTTTGCATATGCCTCTAATAGCTTGACTATCAGTTCTTTAACTGCTGTAGTTTTAATAAAGGCAAATAAAATTGGTTTTACTAATGTAATCATGATTCGGTGGTTGTAGTGGTTTTCTTGGCAGCTGCTTTCTTTTTCTTTGTTGCAGCTTTTTTAGCAGCTTCTTCACGTTCTGCTAGTATTCTTGATAATGTACTCATTTAAAATAATCCAAATTTCTTTTCTTTTTTAGGTGGTTTGACTTTAACGATAGGTACTATGTCCGAACACATCTTATAATTAGTTGAGCCGGGTCTATACATAAAACCTTTTTTCATTAAGTCTGCACATTTGTGTGCTCGAGTAATCTCAAACTCAAGCTTCATTTTTTCTTCATATCTCTTTGCCATCTTTTTACACTGCTTATATCCTGTCTTATCTAGCGGAACCATAAAATTAACTTGGAACCCCCAGTTCTCTGCTATGGTATAACTACTTGGCTGCATAAATTCATCAAATGGCTTCGTATGATTGCCCATATAGAATGGACTAAACGTCATAGTAGATCCATTACATTGTATGTTAGGACCATATATCTGACGTGACGATGCACCATTGTTCTGAAATTGTACAGCTTGGTTAGTTACGTTACCAGTTGCAGCAGCTACAGGATTGCTGACGTTTGTATCTTCAGCAAATACAGGTGTACCTATTGTGCAAAGATAGAGTAAGAGTTTGTAGTAGAATCTGTTTCGATAGTTCTGTCTATTGTTATTGTTTCTATTGTGCCTGCTGCTCTCTCTGTTATTGATAGATCCCACTCGGTTGCACCTGATACTATTGAATATGTTGTGCCGTCTGCACCAATCGCAGCACTTGGTGTAACATTTGTTCCAGACCAAGTTTCTACTTTGGCTCCTAGAACGTCGTGTACGATCTCTTCTGTTATTGTTTGTGTTGTTGTTGTCGTTGACTGCATCGACCCTGTTGTAAACTGAGGCGTGACAGTATTTGCTCTTGCGATTGCGGGTGACAACAATGCTAAGAGAAGAATCCATGTTTTCATTATTTTGGTTTAGTAGGTTCTTTCTTCTCGGACTTCTTACCATTACCTGTAGACAAGCCGAATGTGGCTAGGGCTCCCGTAAAAATCGAAGCGACGAAAGTGATATCGCCTGCCGTAGCTGACTTCTTGACCATTGGCAGCTCAACATAGCTTAATGTAATGATAAACCCTGACCAGATTACAACACCTAAACGCACTGCTGCACCTAGTACTTGCATCTGTTCATCATGGTCATCTACATTTTCTTTGAGCTTGGTGAAGATTCCTTTTTTTTCTGGCGGTTTTGTTTCCATTTATTTATTTTACCTTGTAGGAACTTCTGTGCTTTTTTTCTAATGTTTTCTATTAGAGGCTGTGTTAGCGTTGTAGCTGCTACAGCTGTCACCGCCGTTGTAACAGCAGCTACTACAACTTCCGCAGAAGGCTGAGGAACTGGCTGTTTAATAAACGGTATCTTAAGGGTAGGTGGTTCGGGTGTTTCTTCGACAGTCTTGACTGGTTCCTCTTCCTGATCTCGTAGATCGCTCGGAGGAACTACCATAGGTTCATAGTATGGTACGTCAGCTGTAGGTAAAGGTATTTCTATTGTTTTTATATCGACTATATCTGGTAGTATTATAGTAGGTAGTTCCACTATAAACTTGCTTTATAAGCATTAACCACATCTGTTGTCCAAACTGCATTACATACAGCCTGTACTTCTGCTGGTTCTGAGCTTATATCTGTTTCGACATAGTTACCGTTTGGATCTTTTAATCCATGATTTAATGTATATCTAAAAAAGGATCTTGTTAGTTCAACACCATCTTTTCTGATAACTGTTGCTTTGCGGACTTGTACCGCTTTAAATAAACCGACAACTTCTATTTTGTCGTATTCTATTGTTTCTGTTAATGCCATAATTAATTTTTAAGGGTGTACTTTGTAGGTTCCATGAAACCAAATCTGCCCAGTGTTAGTAAGATGCTGTCCTGTAAAATCAGCTTGACCACTAGATGTTTGGTAATGACAACCGCCTACTGTTGAACCACTAGAATCTGGTCTAAAAAATAAACCTATACCATTGCTACCTAAACTATTTCCAAATCCGTTTAATGGGTGAGCCTCAACATCTGAGCCAGTTCCATACTGACCTTCTGATTGAAAAGGCATACCATAAAATAAAATTTTAGTGCCCTGAAAACTGGCTCCCGAACTATTACCTTCTTTAAAAGTAAAGAAAACGTAAACTGTAGCTCCAATTTTTACATATTTACCTTGTGCAACATCAGCAGCAGCACCAGCAGTTGTAGCACTACCATACAAAATACCCCATCCGTTTACTGGATATGGTGTAAAAGTTCCTTCTTCATAGTCGTCTAAAATATTTGCAGCAGTACCAGTATTAGCTCCCTGTGCAAAGTCAATACCTTTACCTGAGCCGTTTATTGTTACGTCTCCTGTTATTACGTCAAAATTGCCATTACCAGCCATTTTAAAAGCAAGAGTTCCGTTGTCATTAAAATCTAAAGCACCAGCATTTTTTGGAGTTAATAAAGTCCAATTATCTGAACCAGTAATAAGCGATAACATAGCACCAGCGTTTGCATTGCTACCACTTTGTAGTGTTAGCCTTGCATTAGCAGCAGTACCACTACTATCATTTTGTACAATTAAATCAGATGGAGAATTTGCATTATGAATAATCGTAGTATCATAAGTCGATGGATTATGAGTAAAAGTAGCTTCACCTTCTAAAGTATTAGCAGTACCAGAGCCAGTAATAACTCTGTTATCTGCGTTGTTGTTTATTGTTGTACCAGCAGGGATGCTAACTGTTTCAAAACTAGGATCTGCTCCGTTGTTTGCTCGTAAGAACTTACCATCGTTAGATACTGTACCGTGCGGTAATTTAGCTAGTGTTACTGCTGTATCTAAAATTTTAGTTGTAATAATTTGGTTATCAGCTATATCTTCACTTTGGATAGTTCCATTTGCAATTTTAGCTGTAGTAACTGCACCAGCAGCAATTTTAGTTCCGTCAACTGCATCTGCTGCTAACTTAGCTGTAGTTACACCACCGTCTGCTAACGCACCAGTAATGTATAGTATACCGTTCATGTTTGCATGACTGGTACACTGATAGTATAAAACATCAGGAGCATCATGTTGTACTTCAACTATGACTGTACCACTACCAGCGTTGTTAGTAACGCCAGTATTGTATGCAGTACCGCTTGCTCCAGATGTACTTTGTATTCTTATAGGATGAGCACCTGTGCCGTTCTCAAACCTATATGTTTTACCTCTTGTTAGGTAAAGTGTGGGATCATTAACAGTTCCGTTAAGACCTTCTCCTTGAAAGGTGTAGTGATCTGTGCCACTGGCACCTATTGTAAAAACATGGTCTAAAGCTATATTATCTAGACCAGCTTTTGTTATTTGTGTTAGTGTCATTCAACCTCCTTCCAAGATCCTGTTGGTGTCATATTTCCTGATTTCCATATAGTAGTTTCTTCCCACTTATATTTTTTACCGTCACTTGGGTAATCAACAGGTGCTTTCCATTGACAAGTAGTTTCGTCTAAAGTCCAACTAGGATAAGGTTGAGGAGGAGTAAAAGCATCTCTAGCTGCATCATAAGTATAACCTATAGCAGCATAATTTTTTCTGATGTTAGCGTTATAACTGGTTTGTTTCCAGTTACCTCCTAATAAGTCGTGACAGTAATTTTCACCTTCAGCTTCCTTATCGTTAGAAACTACAATTACTCTTTTGACAATACTGTTATCGTCTAATTCTGCAAAATGTGCCATATAACCTCCTATTGATATTTATATTTGATATAGACTATACCAGATCCACCATTTCCAGAAGCTCTATACTGAGAGCCACCGCCACCAGCACCACCTGTATTTGCAGTACCGTTTTGAGCAGCAACACCACTACTTGCTGAACTGCCGGGTCCAACACATGATCCATTACCACCGCCGCCTAGACCGCCGGGTGCTACAAAATTATTGTGGGCATAGGATCCACCTCCATTACAACCGGCACCACCTGTACCAGCACCACCACCACCACCGTAGTATGTAGTGCTACCAGTTACCATAGTTGTTGCGTAGCCATCACCTCCGCCACCTCCGGCAGAGCAACCACCACCATTTGCCCATTGTGGAGTATAAGATTGAGTACTATCTGATGTACTGTTAACTGGATCTCCGTCATCACCAGCACCAGCACCACCTCCGGCATAAGCAGTTTGATGCCAACCACCCATACCTTTATATTGTGTAGTAACTCCGTTTACAACTTTTGCACTATTACCTCCAGTAGAGTGCATATAAACGTTCCATGAATATTTATTGTTAGCCTGTGGGTTAGGTAAACTCATACCCGGTAAATTAGCTATATCACTAATATCAGCTTCAAGAATAATGGAATTATTAGAAGCTAACTTAATAGATGAGTCACTTCCGGGGGTTCCGTCAGCCGTATATGAACCCCAACCAGTTCCGGGAGGAGCACCAGCACCGCCACCACCAACTGTAATTGTATATGCAGCAGCAGTTAAAGCTTGTCCAGTTTGATGGTTTACAATACCACCTCCTCCGCCACCACCTTGAGTCCATTGAGTTCCGGGACCAGCACCACCAGCAACAATTAATGTTTCAAATTCGTTTGTATCTCCTAGTTGAGTTACAGTAAAAGTTCCAGAACTTGTAAAAGCGTGTACTTTATAGTCCCCAACTGTGGTAACAGTACCACCTGTTGCTTCTGCAAATTTTTCTCCGGCACCAATACCAACTAACATTTGTTGTATAGGCATTAGCTTAACCCTGCTCCTGATATATAAGCAACTGAAGCAGAAGCAAACCATATAGTTGCCACACCTCTTAGTGCTAAAGTTCTATTTCCTGTGGCACCGTCAGCAGCTTGATATAAAGTAACGCCAGAACCTTGTGTAATAGTTTGGTTTGACCCACTATTATTTACTATTGTTACTAGATCACCACCAGAAAATACTGAGTTATTGATAGTTACTCCACCTGTTGATATATAAATAGCTTTACCAGCATCGCCAGCTACAGCTACATATGCACCAGATTGAGTGTTTAAAGGTACAGGAATCGCTACACCTTTTGCTACATAGTTCCAGCTTGCGTGTGCTGAACCGCTACTTGAAGGTGCATTTCCTGTTGAGTTTGTTACGCATATATATGTGGATGTTACACCACCGTCTGTATAGGCTACAAGATCGTCAACTGTATATGCAGTTCCGTTGTTGTAAGTACCTCGCCAGACTTGTTTAATTTTTCCTAAATCTATTGTTGCCATTTTAAATAGTTGCGATTAATTTACCGTTTGCATTTACAGAAAAACTAAATCCTGTAGCTGCTAATACAACATCTTCAAAGGTATCAAAAGTTGTACCTGAGATATTGTCTGCACCACTGTTTGTAGTAGTGACTTGTAGTTCTGATCCAGTAGTTTTAAAACCATACACTTCTGGAGAAGATACACCTGTTAGATTTGACCCATCCCCATACAATGTGTCGGCATAAACATTTGCAAATCTTTTTGCACTTGTACCTATATCGTAATTACTATCTGTGTCTGGTAAAACATTAAGTGCAAAATTAATATTTGTGCCATCATAATCAAATCTTGCAGTACCATTTGTTGAAAAAGATCCTCCTGTATTTGAAAAAGACGCATAAGCATTATTAGGAAAACCGTTTTGTTGTAATGTAACCGCAGCGTTATTTCTTATTTGTAAACCACTTGTATAAGTACTAGATATTATTCCAACATTACTAGTACCGCCTCCATAAAGAATACTGATACCTTGACCAGATCCGTCTACTTTACTTGTAGTAGATCCAAAGATAGCTGAAGTAAATATAGTGTTTCCACTAGGTAATGCTCTTGAAACTTCAGTACCATCAATTTCAGTTGTTACATAACCAGTACCAGTATCTACAACTTCAACTTTGCTGTTGCCTTCATTTATTTTGTCTGTTGAAAGACCAGAAATTTTACTTGCGTCAATAGCTGCGTTTGCTGCTACATGAGCATTGGTTATTGCTCCATTTTGTAGTTGACTAGCTCCTACTGTATTGTTACTTGGTGTACCTATGTTTACAGTACTACCCATAACAACAGCAAAGTAATCTGTACCTGATGCTGGAGCTGATGCGAGTGTTATTGTAGAGCCTGATAATGTAAAGGCTGTACCGGGTTTTTGTACTACACCATTTAAAGAAAGTATAATCTGTTGTGCATTTGTTGGTGCATTAGATAAAGTAAACTGTGTTCTACTACCATCAAATGCTTCACTAAATGTAGATATAAAAAAGTTACCTATCGACTGTGCTTCTTCCCACGCCGAGTTTGTTCCATTATAAACGAGTAGCTTACCTGTAGAAGTATTAAAAAATAAATCCCCACTATCAAGGCTACTTGTAGGGTTCGACGAGCCGACTCTATATCGTTCTGAGAAGTCATTAATATCTCCACTAAGGTTCACAAGATCACTTTCTGCAAGTGTAGCTTTGTGATAGTTATATATCTGTCCAGAACCAGTTGATATTACAATAAAACGTACACCAGTATTTATAGTTGAACTATTAAACTGTGAGTTTATATTATTTATAGTTACTGTAGATCCGCCTACAGTTCTACCTGTTGTACTTGTACCACTACCATTTACTACAATACCGGCTGCGTCTGCTATCGAAATAACTACGCCTGCACCGGGTTGACTATTAGGAAAAGATATTTCATTTGTTATGGCTTCAAATCCACCAATATCATCTATCTGTCCTGTGACATAATCGACTACAGCTCCAGATGTTGGAAAACTGGAATCTGTGTCTGAGATTGTAGTTTGTTTTGTAAGTCCGTCAATCTGGTTAAGATCGGCTATGTCAGCTGTAAGAGCTGTACTGTCAGCAAGTTTGGATGCTGTGCCTGATTGCATACCAGCTAAAGTTGTAAGATCAGCGTCTAGTGGTTGTTTAGCATTTAGCTGAGTTTGTATGTTAGAAGTTACACCATCAACATAATTAATCTCTGCTGTGGTAGCTGTAACTCCATCTACTAAATTTAGTTCTGCTGTAGAAGCAGTTACACCATCGAGTTTATTTAGTTCTGCTGTGCTTACAGTAGCACCATCTAGTATTGCTAACTCTGTTGTTGATACACCATTAACTGTTCCAGTTGTTGCTATATTTTGAGAACCAAAATCAGGTGAAATTTTAGTTCCGGCTATTGCTGCTGAAGTATTAATGTCAGCATTAACTATAGTACCATCAAATATTTTAGCACTTGTTACAGCACCATCTTTTATATCAGATGTTAATATTGTTTGGTTCTGTTCTTCTTGTGCAGCATATAATAACTGCGTATGGTTGTTGTTAAGATCGACTGCCCTAACTGATGACCCTGCTGTGTAGGTTGCCTTAGCACTGTCTACGTCTGTATCACGAAAAATACGTATTGCAGCTGGGCTTGCTGGTATGTTGCCTGATGTAAAGACAACATTACCACCACCTGTTGTTGTGTAGCTTGTTATATTATAGTGTGTACTGACTGTCTTAATGACGCCGTCTACAGCTACTTTAATATCTTCTACTTTATAAGAAGGGAAAGAAAACGGTTTAGTTGCGTTTCCATCCCCAGTGTAATCTACGAATGTTGTTGCCATTATTTATAAATGTTGAGGATGTTTGCGGATGCACTTCGTTTATCTATCTGTGCTTGTTTGTCTAAACGTTGTTTTTCGATCTCTCTTGCTATATTAGGATTATCCTTAATTGATGCCCATGCTTTTTTCTTAGCACGTTTAAATAATCTATCTATAATTCTGTTATGATAATAGTCTCTAGCATTAAACTGTGCACGTTTGCCTGACCGTATATCTTCATACATTTTTTCCATAGATGCTATCATTTTAGGATCTTTAGCAAACTTATCAAGTTCTAGTTCTAAATTAAGAGAACCGAGTGCTCGTTGAAACTCTGATCTAATACGAGGATGGTCAGTTAAGTTTGTGCTATCTGGTGCAAAGTATGTTGATGTACGTAAATCATAACCACTATCAAATAAGAAGTTTCTACCATCACTCTGTTCTAAATTAAGAGTAACAGGGCTTACTGCATTAAATGCACGAGTAAGAAAGTCCCAATCTTTTAAAGGTCTACCGTTAAGCATATCATACTTAAGAGGTAACTGTTGTTCAGCAAGATTTTCTGTAACTAAGTTTCTGTTACGTATTGACTGGAACACACCTGAGTTTATTTCACGCATGTAAGGGGTAAATAATTTACCTAAGTCATTACGGATACCAGCTAGTGGTACTGTGTTGTTAATTAAACCAGACACAATACGACCTCCTTGCCCGGGTCTACCGGCGAATAGGTCAACAAAAGACTGAATACCAGCTAAATATGATTTACTTGTAACAGCTTGAGCTATAACAAGAGATATTTTACCTAGTTCGTTTTCTGTCCACTCTTCACCCATAAGTTGACTTGCATCACCTACGTCAGCTATTGTAGACATAATAAGGTTAAATGGTTCAAACTGGTCGTAACCAACACGAACTGCACCTACTTTAAATGTTCTAGGCTCCCATTTTCCATCAAGCCACAGCTGTCTTTTTTGTCTATCTACAGGTCCGTTACCGTTAAGATCACCACGCATCCATGCCTGTGTAGCCATAAATGTAACCGCAGAGCCTATCGCTAATCTACCTGTTTGTAAGGCACGTGCATTAGCTAGTTCTTCTGGAGAAAATATACCATACTTGTTTACACTAGCTAAATCATTAGGATTAGCAAATGCTATATCGTTAAACTCTTTTACAAGAAAGTTAAAACCCGGTGTATACTTCCCCGTTAAAGCAAGTCCGTTTACACCTGTTCTAGCAAACAAAAAGAATGGTTTAGCTAAAGGTGTAGCACTAAATACATCGTTTAGACCTTTTGCAAAGCCTGTAAGATCCTGTGTTAGTGTTACTTCTTTACGACCAAACTTAGTAGCTTCGTCTATAATATTACCATTAGCATCAAATACCTGTGCATAAAAATCATCTTCGTATGCTCTCATTAACTCAGGTGTAATCTTAGGTGTTTTATAACCATTATCTTGTAACTCAAGAACTTTACGCATTGCTTTTTCACGCATCTTAGCACGTCCAAGTATATAACCAAACGCATCATCAGTTGCAGCCATTAACTTAGTAGAGTATGTTAAAAAATTACTGTTGTTCATTTGACGTGCCATGTTAGCTACACGAAAAGCTGCTTGCTCTCCTTCAGTAGCTCGACCACTATCTTCTGCCCAACGACGTAATATTTCCCAGTTATCATCTGCCTGTGTAAACTCTGCATAACGTGTCTTGATTGATCTTATATCACCTTTCCAGTATGAGTTAAGCTTACTTCTAAATATAGTAAATGATTCTGGTATAGATTCAACCATACCGTTTACTGATGCTAGGCTAGCTCTAACGTCAGCTACATTACCATCAAACGGTAATCGTAAAACTGATCCTAGTGCTGTAGCTAGAGGTCTTAATACTGTTGCAGTAGATGTACCCATAATAGCTCGAATTGGTGTTTTAGGACCAGACAGTATACTGTGTGTCATTACACCTTCTAGCTCACGTATCATAGCACCTGTTCTGTTAGGACTTGTAGCTTCTAGCTGTCCACCTAGTATAGTTTTTCTTGCCCAGTTGTCAAAGTCTTCTAATGTATTAACACTATCTATCATAGAAAATGCTTCATACAAAGCGTTAAGTAAGTTATCGTCTTTGTCATCACCAGCAATCTTAAGTATAGACATAATAGAATCTTTAGCATCTGTTAGGGACGCTTGTGTTGCTTCTTCTACAGTCTTCTTACTTTTCTTACCTAGACCTAATTCTCTAAATGAATCAGACTTTACAAATCTAGCTTTTTTTGTTTCGTACAATGCAGTTAGCATAGTGTCTACTAGCTGTTTTGTTGGTCCATCTATGTCTTGTATGTCGACAATATCTGCTATTTCTCTTCCAGCTGTACCTAAATCACGAACTTGTTTAAGTAGTGTACCTACTACAAGGTCAGCAATTACTACGTTTTTAGATGTCCATATTTCTACACCATCAATTACATCAGGTTGAGCTTCTAATAGCTCTTTTAGATATTCCTGTGGTGACATGTCAACAGGATTTCTGCCTTGTGTTATACGTTGATGACTTTCTATAGCTTCTCTAAATGTAGCAGCGAGTGCCTTTCTGTCACCTTTTGCTTTTTCTAGTTCTTTTGCAAACTTTTCAGTGCTTAATAAACCTCTCAAAATACGTTCGACTGTAGCATCATCAGTACCACCTTCCAAAGCTATACGCTCACGTTCAACAGGTGTAGTTACAGAACCCGTAGATCCTTCTTCTGAGCCCCAGTTTTTACGTGTACCAGATAATTGATCTCTTGCAGTTTGCGGATCTACTTCTGATATGTGTGCTCCTTGGTGCGGTTGAGATATAGGTGCATTTTTATCTGCTCTAAACTCTGTTTCACCCTTACGTATTTGTGCTACGCCAGCTTCTACTGTTTGCTTTTCTAAACTTTTACTACGTTTAGTTATTTGCTCAACACTTTTCTTACCACCTTTTCCAAGCGAGTAAGCGAGACCGTCAAAGACTAGACCTATGCCCATGCCTTCGACGATATTTTTAAGTTTCATTATAATTGGATGGTCAGTATCTTTAGTAGATAGTGGTGTATCTATCCAACCATACCTATCACGTAATGCACCTAGAGCGTTCTGTTCATCTGACTCTTTAGATATAAGGTCAGATACAGCTCCTACAGCTGCACCTCTAACAATGTTACCTTTTGATAGTGCAAGTATACCAGCTGGTATTGTTACTGCACCGGTAGCTACAGCAGCCTTAGCTGCCGCAACTGTACCAACTGCAAGTGTACCAAAGTGGACTAAGCCACGTAACTGTTTACCCCACCATGTTTTTGTTTCTATTGGATTGTCATATGCTCCAAATGGGCTCCACTCTGGTCTATATGTACCAGTTTCTTGTCTTTCTCTTTGCATTTCACCAGACAACGCATCAAGCGTACGTTCTGGAAAAGTAGCAAGAGAAGACGCTGTGTCTTGAATACCACCTGATAATATCGACTGTCCTTCTTTTATGAGTGCCTTAGCACCCCAGTTATCAGCATTTCGAGGATCGTCTTGAACTTCCTTAGAAACTCTTTCCTCTTGCTGTAACGTAGACTGAGAATCTTTGCGTGTATCTCTAGCCTGTTCGTACTCATCCTGTGCTTGAGCCACTTCGTCTGCTAAATAATCAGCATACTCAGGGTCAATATTTATATCCACATTAGCAGAGTAATTTGAATCAGTCATTTGTTTCGAATACTGTACCTTTGTCTTTGTTTTGTTTATCTGTTAAAATTTTTCTTGCTTTTGCTTTTGAAATACCTAACTGTTTAGCTAAATAGTTTACTTGGAACTCGAAATTATCTGTTTTATCAGACGCTTTCTTTTCTTCTGTTTGTTTTTTAGTTTCTTTATTTAATATTTTTTCAATTTCTAACACAACACCACCTGTAAGATTTTGAAACTGATTTGCTGGTGTTTCTCTTAGTAAAGGAAAAATATCAAGAATTGCATCTATTTCAGTGGGAGCTATATTTACAAGTCTATCCCATCTTCCAATTTCTTCGTCGCCTTCAAAAATGGTCTCTTCACCACCTTTTTTAGCCTGTATAATAGCACCTCTAATACTGTTAGTTCTGTTAGAACGCTGCCTAATTAATTCAAAAACCATTTGAGTTTGAGTGGTTTCATCGAATAGAGCGTCTTTACTTATTACACCAGATTTTGTAGCTTCTCGTAATTCTTGATAAGTATATCCATATATTCCAAAGTTAGAACCACCACGTTCAGCTATGTTAAGAATTTGTCCTACTGTAAGCTTGTCACCATTTTTTCTACCAAAACCTATATATGGTTGGTATGTACCAGCTTCATTTCCATCTTTCTGAAAACCAGTTAAAACTTTTTCTGCAACCTTTGGATTATTCATCATTTCAATATTAGTTTTAGTTAGGTGTGGGTTAACTTCAAACTTATTTAGCTGTTCTTTACTAAGACCAAACTGTTTATCAACCATTACACCGTCTTGAAGTTTAAAACGTTCAGCAACTTCACCTAGACCGTTATAACCATTCATAGACCTAAATCTATCTTCTGCATAATCTATAGCTGAAATTTTAGTACCTCTAGTTACACCTTTAAAATAACTTGGAAATGGCTCATTGTATAGTTTATAAGCTTTATATTCTGAAAGTGCAATCTGTTCTGCGAGAGAGTTAAAGTTTGAGTTAAATCTAGTTTTATTAGAAGAATTTCTTAATAACTGATTATCAGCAAGTATATCCTCTGGAGCAATTTCTCTTGGTATAATCTTATTTTTATAGTTCTTAGCTTTTAAACTTTTTTCAACTGCGTCATAAGCATTTTTTTCAGCAACTTCTGGTTTAACACCAACCGCAATTTGGTTAGCCACTCGACGTTGTAAATCGCCGTATGCTCTTTCTATTTCAAAAAACTCATCTCTGGTTGGATCTTCGTCACCAACAAGTGCCTTTTGTAAATCCGCTTTGTACTCATAGGTAGCATCTGGTTTACCAGCATTAGAATATTCTCCACCAGTATTTCCAGAACCACTATTTAATGTGGTTGCGTCAAAACTTGGATACCTTGTTTCTATATCTCGTAAAAAATTAGATTCAATTTCTGGTGGTATACCGTTTGGATATTGACTTTGTAATACTCTATACTCATCTTTTGCTAGTATTCCGTCAGCTTTATTGTTTTGTTGTACAAAGCTGGCTCTTTCTATTTCTGCTTGTTGTTTAATATTTTCAAGTCCATCTTTAAACTTAAAGTCACCTTCTGCTATAGTGCTTTTAACACCAGTAGCAGAGTGTTCAAATATAGCTCCATCAAAAAGATATTCTAAATGATGTAAGTCTAAATTTCTTTCGGGTTCGGCTGAGACAGCAGCAACTTCACTAAATATATACTGTATAGCTTCTTTAGGTGTGTCAAAGTCCATTCTGTTTTGAACAGTCTCAACAAGAGTCATTACATCTATACTCATATCATCTGCTTGTGTATATGGTGAAAGAGTATCAACAATTATTTTTCTAGTTTTTTTCTTATTTAACCTTTCATAGTTTCTGTTAGCATTACCTTTCCAAGATTGAAAATTGTTTTCTCTTCGTTGCTTAATATCAGGGTAGATAGTATTATAAAAAGCTTTTCTAAATTCTCTACTGTTAGTATCTACTCCAAGACCTCTTGCTTTGCGTAGTAAGTTGGTAATCATTAACTCATCAGCAGCATTATGTAAACCAAGATACTCGTCTGTATCAGTAATGTCTTGACCGCCGTTTTCGTTTATAAACTGCTGTCTAGAGCCATAACCATTTTCATTTAATATTCTTAGTAGTTGTTTAATTCCAATGTCAGCTGGAACTTCAATGTTTCTAGCTCTTAAAAAGTTTTGAGCAGACTCTTTAAGTTCACCTTCTTCGTTACGTAACTGTTTGTCAAATCTAGAATTTTCTAACTCAAACTGACCTTCTTTTTCGTACAACTCAGCAGTAGAGTTTCGATCTAAAAAGTCCATTGACTCATTAATTAATTCTTGTGTTTCTTGACGATCTTTAAAAGCTTGCACAGCTTTACTGGCTGTTGTAGAAAAAGTTGCTAAAGACTCCAAGTTTTTCATAGGAGTCTCTGCAATATCTTTCTGTATCTCAGCCATCTCGTTATAAAACTGGACGGTATCTTCTTGGTTTCTTGTAATCTGATCGTTAACTACTTTAGTTAGATCAGGTTCTGTTTCTGCATAGTTTTTTATACCGTAGCCGGGTATTTCATCCCGTTCCTTACCTATGAGATTTCCGAATGATGATGTCATAATTTTAACTAAAAGGGTTTCCGATCATGGATCCAGCATAGTCATCATAACTACCTATACCTAATCCTCCAGTGCCTACAGCATCACCAAAACTTAAACCACCACCGGGTACTGAAGGTTTTTGTCCAAAGTTAAATAACCCTGCTGATGAACTGATACCTGTAGCTAAACTTGCTACCTGAGTCGCAACTTGTAAAGCACCACCTAATCTGTTTGTAGGAGGCATCATCACAGGTGCACCATATGCAGCCGGTATACCTAAAGCTTCTCGACCTTGAGCTTGTGCAGCTTGGAATTTACGTTTAGCACCTTCTGTAGCATACGCCATATTACGACGTAGTACGTTATCTATAACTGATTCTACTTCTGATTGAGCTGCAAGCAGTCCTTGTAATTGTGCTGTTCCAAATCTTCTAGATCTGCCACCTTCGTTTACTGTACCTTTAGCTCTAAAGTACTTACGAGAAGCATTTTCTAATCGTTTTCTACCCTTACCTTGGGCAGCAATCGCACCAGCATAAGCATCACTTAAATCACGTGAGTAACCTATGACATTTCTTTTCTGTGCTCTTGCGAGTTGTGTTTCTTTGTTGAAGAACTTGAGTCCTTCTTGAGCAAATAGGGCATCTTTTTGAGCAGCTCTTTCTCGAGCGGCTGCTCTCTTCCCTGCATTAGCGTCTACGCACACGGCAAAATTCTATAAATGTTATATTGTTTGGTCCATGTTCTAACTTGCGTAAAAACTTGAAACCAAGAAACTTTAGCAGTTTTAAATGTGCCTTGTTTCTACTGTCAACTATATTCCAAAGGAGGGGCTCAGGTCGGCTATCGACATACCGCTTTGCCTCTCTTGCAAATGTAATTGGGTATCGGTGTATATCAGGAGTGCATAGCATCCATATATCACCTTCTTTTCCTACTCCAGCCATGCCAGCAGTCTTGCCGTCAGGCACTGTAAAATACACGTAGGATGGGTTGTGACACATAAGAATAGGTAGAAGGGCAGATGGTATCCCATGCCCCTCTTCGACCTCTCTGCGGTCATCTGGACGTAAATTAGAGGCAACCTGTGTGGCAGCCTCCGTTGTAAGTGGGTGTATGTAATTAGACACGTTTGTAATATTTGGGTGAGTAATCGCCTTCCCAAGATACAGCACGTAATGTAGCTGGAGCTGGGTGGGATGATTCGAGTATTACCTCGACGTTTGTATTTTTTTCGTATACTGGTACGGTTTGAATATGTTCTTCTAGATAAGGTGCTCTTGACGCATTGTAAATATCCATAATTGGTGACTCATACACTTCTGTGTAGTCTGATTTACCTATACGTTCAAGTGTGGTTTTATATAGACCAACCTTACCGAAGTGAAACTTAAGTCTGTGTAAGACTAATGATGAATTTACATCAGATCTAGTACCCTGACCAGATTGACTAGTTGCATAAAAGGTAGGAAACTTTACTTCGTATGGATATAAATAACCTATCGTAAGTGTTACACCTTGCCAATTACCGGGTACAGTAAAACTTGTACCTGAGACTGTGCATTTAGCATACCGACCTTGGTCATTAGTAGGGGCTGGTGTACCACCTTCGTCAATTACAACTAACTCATGGTTAGGTGTGGTAACTGTATTTAACCAGCTGACTCCCGAAAAAGTTGTTAGGTTTGTAGTTGCGTTAAAGCTGCCACCACTAACAGTAGTATAATTATCTATATGAAGTAAAAAGTCTACACTGTTTATACTTGTTGAAGGATCTGCATCGGTTTGTACTAGCTTAATGCTTTGTAAATAATAGTCACTATCTAAAAAGAAATATTCATCATTAATAATAAAATGATATATTAATGGATTGTTAAGTTTCCATTTAAACCACGCAGCTTGCTGCCTTTTATCAGATACTTGGAAATATTTGTAACCAAAAACGTCATCAGAACCTGTTTTACCTAACAATATCATAGAGTTTTCTCTAGAGTTTGTTAATAAATCTATATTTTTTGGTAGTAATGTTGGTACAACTTTAGTTACGTCTACTATATTTGGCTGTCCTTCACGTGTTATGTTTGCCATTTCATTAAAACGGCTAAACTTACCAGAGTTATCAACGTATGCAATCGTTGTTCCTAAAGATATAGGTGGTATAGTTTCGCTATAATTAAACGTAGATATACTACGAAGCTTTGCAGTATCAGGGTTAAAAACTGTATCATCTGCTGCAAGTAGGAATTGCTGGTTTGAACTAAATACTACTAAACCAGTGTTAACCTCTATGCCATCAAATAGTTCTGATGGAAACATAGATGCAGCTGATATATCTACAGGATCGCTAGCAGATACAGTCAAAGCTGTTTCATTAAAAAAGTCAGGATTTCCTAAAGTTCCCGGTCTTGATGTTATAACATTTTCACCTGACAGCAGTGCTAATCGGTTACGAAAAAATAGTACTTTATTTATACGTGCACCTACAAAAGAGGGCATAGGGTTAGTTGTATCATCACCTACTCTCCTGTCTTGATATGTAAACTGTTTAACAGTAAATGTAGTTACAGCTGTACGTTGTATAACTAACGGCATGTTTGTAAGTGTCTTAGCGATACCACCCTTTGCACATTCAGACCAAGATCCTACACCATCTCTGTTGTTTGATCCATCAAAACGAAGATAGTAATCATCCTCATCTGACATTCTAGAGTTAGCAACTTTGACAATATACCCATGTTTACATTGGTTTGGTAGATTTTGTACATCATTAACTGTGCTTTGAAAGCATCTCATAAGGTCTTCTTCAACAACCTCTACGCTAAAAGCACTAGAGCTAGAAAGATATATACCTGTTCCTACATGTTTACCTGTTATTCCTGATGGTAACTCAGCTATCATACCACCAATAATAGTATCAGCAGTCACAGCTGTATCAGCATCAAAAGGTGTAGGTTCGGGTCTTATTAGACCGTCTCCGTTAGAAGAAACTGTAGCGTTAACATCAGTCGATTCATGATCTTCTACAAGTATAGTATAATTATAGCTCGTTGATGCAGAGTCTAGAGTTACTGTAACTGTGTCACCTGTAACCCATCCTTCACCACCATGTAGTAGTACAACTTCTCTGTTGTAGCTACATCTGTAGTTACTACCACCGGGACCATTTGCAGCAGCACTGTAGTTAGGACTAACACCTTGTTGACCTAAAGCATTAATTCTAAATATTAAATTTAATTTACTACCAGAGTCTACACTAAATACTTGTGTACCTATACCGGGACAATGACCTGTACCATCGCCTTCAGCTAGTGTATCACTTTGTATTTTTAAACGTGTGGCACGTGTAAGTGTTGTAACTGTAGTACCAGCGTTAATGTTTAAACCATACTGCCTACCATTTTCGGTACGTAGTAGTTCTACAAACCCGAAGTGAGTATCTGGTGCAGAATCTGTAGTTCCCGTTGACCCAACGAGAGTGTTAGCATTAGTAGAATCACGGTTGGTAACAAAAGTTGTATCATTAATAGTTAAGAACTGTAAGTTTTCTGGTGTGCTTGTAGCTAAATAGTTTTGTATAGCTGTCTGTCCACCTGTACCGTAAGCTGTGGTCATTAGTGTACCGTCGCTACAACGCCATACTCTAACTTGACCATCAGCAGCTACTTGTCCTATATAAGATCCTTCTGTCTCATCACGAAAGTAATGGAACCACGAACCTCCACTCTGTACACTCGATAGTGCGTCAGTGCCTATGCGTTTAGCACCCGGTCTTTTAAATAAACCTTGTGTTAGGTCTGGAATTGCGTTTGTTACCTCTGATACCTGACCGGGAAACTTTAGCTGGTCAGGCTGTTCTGACATTCCTAGTGAGTATTGAGGGATAGTTTGTGTTATACTTGCCATTATCTCCTTAAATTTCTGAATGGTTGATAGGTTTGATAAGCTGTATCATCTTCAAATCCAAACATACTGTGATCTCCCTGATTGCACTCATACTCCATCAAAGCAGCTCTAGAAAGTGCTTCTTGTTGAGCTAGTAGTTTTACCAACTGAGGGTTTGCAACTAGTTTTGTAGCGGCAACTCTAGATGCTCTATATGTTATGTATCTTCTAAAGACAATGGGTAAATCTTCAAAGTTGTATAGCCTGACAACGTCAAGATCTATGTCAGCTGTAAATACATCTGTGTGATCTTGCTTGTCATAAATAAATCCATTACGACGTACGAGATTACGTGTACGACGAGCTTGGTTTTCATGTAAGTCCATAGACAGTATATCGTTACCAATAGCTATCTTGCCAGTTACAGAATCTGGTGAATATTTTACATGTTTTTCTGTATTATAATGCCACCCCTCTGCTTGCGTATCTACGTTAGCATCACGGAGTAGGTTGTAAATCATTGCTACTTCTGGATTATCAAAATTAAGAGTAGTCAATGGTGATTGCCCGATAGCTCCCAGTATTGAGTTAACTGCGGATAGTTCGGTATCGAGGTCAATAGTTGTGGAAGCCATAAAAAAAGGGGAGCCGAAGCCCCCGTATAAAAAATAAAATAGAGATTAAGCGTTCTCTGGGTATGTAGCACCAAATGCAGCGTTACCTGTAGAACCTACAGCAGCACCAGCAATTAGTTCAACACAGCAAGCAGGGTTTAAGAAATCTGCTCCCATTGCTAAACGTCCAAGGATTACATCACCTTGGTATACAACTGAAACGTCTCCAGAAGTTACTTGAACCTGTGGTCCAATAGCTTCTACAACTCCAGCACCTTCCTTTTGGAAGATTAAGCCACAGCTGTTAGCAAAGTCAGATGTATTACCATAGTTATTGTTAATACCTGTTACAGAAGCTCTACCGTCTTCTGCTCCTTCACCGATAAATGAACCAACGTTTCCGGGTGATGTTACACCGGGGTTAGTTGCAGATGCAGAACCGTACTTAGTACCGTAGTTTCCGAAGAATGGAATGTTCATTGACTTGAAGATCTTAATGCCTGCAATTTCAATAATGCCGTTTCCAGACTGTAGTGCATCACCAGACTCGTCTCTGTTGATAAGACCACTAGAACCAACGTTTTGTATTAGTTCGTAGTACTGTCTTGGGTTCAACACAGCTACTCTACCTTCATTAGAAACTCCTTTCTCATCTAGTGCAGCAGCTGCATCATAGAAAGCGTTTATTAGGGAAGCTGGTACGTAAGCATCAGACGCCTGAGCGTTTGTACCTACTCTGATCTGTGTTCCACCGGGCTCAACGAAGCCTGACTTAGTGATTGGAGAAGCAACTCTAGCTCCCTTCGCAATTTGACGGAAGATGAGTCTGTCGTACTTCTCAGCTAGAGCATAGCCGATCTTCTTAGAGATCTCACCACGTAGATCGTAGTGTGCTAATGTTTCATCTAGCTCATAGACAAATGCTGAACTGATTAATAAATCATCGCATGTAATTGTCTTTTCAGCTACTGGAGGTGCTCCATCGGAGTTACCTAGTATGCTGTTACCGGGTGTATGATACTCGGCTTTTGTGCGTCCAGTGTAGATGAACTGAAGACTCTTACCGTTAGTAAGTGTTCTCTTCATTACAAGGTCTCTAGCGATTGTGTTACGCTGGAAGCCTTTGAACATCTCTCCACTGAACAACTTTAAATATAATGCTCTGGCGTTACCAGTTGCATTAGATTGACCCGTCCGTGTAAGACTTGCTGGGTCGTTAGTTGATTGTTGTGCCATTGATATGGATTAAAAAAGATTGATATTGCTTAGTACTAAAATTTTTTCTCGAGATTTTTGTAGGTCTATCCCTACCGTCTAGACGGCTCAAGGTATCCAGCGTACTGGGCTTTTGCCAATTGCAGGGGAGTCCTACTCTGAGGTGCTCCCCGTGCTGTTATTACTTCACAATTTTTGTGTAAGCAATGCCACGATATACGTAAGTTACTTGCATTGTAATCTCCATATACCTAAGCCCCGTTCCATGCCTAGGTTTCATGCGTCCATAAAATGGATGAACGGACGTGGCTTATTCATAATTAATATTTAATACATAACGACATTTAATATCTGTCGCCCAAACCCCTGCATGTACTGCTGTAGTTGGAGCAATAACACATCTGTTTGCTTCTGACTTTACGAAAGGACCATCTTTAAATTGTGTTCCTCCGTTATTAGAATTTAGATATAAGATACAAGTCTTACCATGTTCTTGGAGATAGTCACTCCAACTATTATCTATATGCCAAGCTCCTTGGTAGCGTTCTTTTTGACCAAAGGTGCAATTTACTCGCATTAACCAAAGTCTTTTTATCTGTAATAGCTCATGGATTTTTTTTATCTGAGGTTCTAAATGTAAGTAACAATCAGATACTTCGCATGAATTGATATATCGCTGAAACATTATTGCTTGCATTTGTTGCTCTGCAAAGTTATTATTATATGCTTCAGTTGTATATGCTGTATGACTTACTCCTACAAAATGAGGAGAAGAAATTGCATGCTTAGTAAACTCATTAAAGATTTCTAAAGGAAGAAAATTATCAATGATGTTCATAAGTATGAGTTCCTGAGCCACGTATTAATAGTATACCTATTACCAATAGGTGCATCTACAAAATGTGGATACATAAAATAAACAGGAAACACTATAGCCTCTCCACGTTTTACAGTTGTAGAAAAATCTTGATATGGAAAATGAAACTCTCCTTTTTCGTAATCACTATTTAGACCGATAATGATAGATACATTTCTACGATCTTTAGATATACCATCTACATGATACTTAGTGTTACCTGTTATCTTTCTAAGCTGAGAAGGCAATACACCATTCGCACCGAATAGGTGGTACTTGTCTGCATATAAAGCTGCTATTTTTCCGGCAGTTTCTAAGACAAGATTATCTAACTCTGTTTGTCGTTGTAATTTAATTTCTTTACAAATAACATTTTGACCTTCGCTGTGTTCAGTAGTAACAACGTTGTGTATGTTATCTTCTAAATGATTAATTAGTAAATCACAAGTTTCAGAATCTATAACATTTTTAAATTTTTCTATTCCTGTTTTCATGGGTGGTGGTTATCCTATTTGTGGTGCAGTTAGTGCTACGTTTGTGGACTCAGCTGCTGCTAAGTCTAGTGGAAAGTTGTGTGCATTTCTTTCGTGCATCACTTCCATACCAAGGTTCTGTCTGTTTACAACGTCTGCCCAAGTAGGAATGACTTTGCCGTTTGTATCGACAATGGACTGATTAAAGTTAAAACCATTAAGGTTGAAAGCCATTGTGCAGATGCCCATTGAGGTAAGCCATATGCCAACGACGGGCCAAGTAGCGAGAAAAAAGTGTAAGCTACGAGAATTATTAAAAGAAGCATATTGGAAAATTAATCTACCGAAGTAGCCATGGGCTGCAACGATGTTGTAAGTCTCTTCATCCTGACCAAACTTGTAGCCATAATTCTGAGATTCGTTTTCTGTTGTCTCCTTAACGATAGAGGAAGTAACGAGACTTCCGTGCATAGCTGCGGCAAGAGCTCCACCGAATACCCCAGCAACACCGAGCATGTGGAACGGGTGCATAAGGATATTGTGTTCTGCTTGGAATACAAACATGAAGTTAAAAGTACCAGAAATACCAAGAGGCATACCATCACTGAAACTCCCCTGTCCGAAAGGGTAGACTAAGAACACAGCGAGTGCTGCGGATAGTGGTGCTGTGTAAGCAACAAAGATCCACGGTCTCATACCGAGTCTATAAGATAGTTCCCACTGTCTACCAGCATAAGCTGCGACACCTATAAGAAAGTGAAAGACAATAAGTTGATATGGTCCGCCGTTATATAGCCACTCGTCCAGTGTGCCAGCTTCCCATATAGGGTAAAAATGTAGTCCGATTGCATTAGAGGAGGGGACGACTGCTCCTGATATAATATTGTTTCCGTATAATAACGAGCCGGAAACTGGCTCACGTATGCCGTCTATGTCTACAGGCGGTGCTGCGATGAAGGCGAGAATAAAACAAGTTGTTGCGGTTAGCAATGTAGGGATCATCAAGACACCAAACCAACCTACATATAGTCTGTTGTTTGTGCTTGTAACCCAGTCACAGAAGCTTTCCCAGTTGGAAGTTTGACTTCCTCTTGTTACTGAGATAGCTGCCATTAAAATATACCGGGGATGATTTGTCCTGTTGTTGCGTAAGCACCTACTGCTGCTACGAAACCAAGCATTGCTGCCCAGCCGTTAAATCTTTCTGCTTCGTTTGTCATAATTGGATGTTTGTTAATTGGATAGTTTGGAATGACTCTAGGTGGAGTCTCATTTGGATAAATGTTAAGTAGTTTATCTGTCATTTCTTTTTCTTTTTGGGTGATTTTTTCTTGTAAGGTTTTGCTGTTTTCGCTGACTGTTTAAAGTTAGCGGCGGTGGGAGAGCCCTTAGAACCCACCTTTCTCATTTTCTCACCAGAGCCAGCGGCAATCCGCTTACGCTTGGCGTGAATGTTTGCGTACAATCCTCTCTTAGCCATCAGACTTTTCCTTTTTTAATTTTTTTCATTAATCTTTTAAAGATCTTTGCACCATCTTTTGGTTCCTGTGGTTCATTGAGTTGATTCTCTATATCTTTAGGAAGCTTGGAAGGAAAGATGTCCATGGCAATCTTGTCACCTTTCTTTTCTTTCTTACTACCATCTTCATTGTAGGTTACTGCCATTTGTCTCTCTATAATAGTGCGTGACCACTAGCATTTCCACTTACGTAGAGCGAGTGCTTTACGTGTAGGTTTGCCGTTTGGTTTTTTCATTGGTCCTTTTACTCCACTCATGCGAGCACAGAAAGAACGCTTACGTGCACCACCTCCGGGCTGTGGTGCTTTGAGGTTAGAGCCGGTAGCAGCATTGTACTTCTTTCTACCGGCTGCTGTCAGTCCACCAGAACGGGACTTGTGCTTTCCCATTTTGAGACTGACATTCTTTTTCTTTACAGCCATTATGCGTTTGGTCCGGTAGTTGGATCATTAACAAATTTACCTTTACCTCTCTTTCTCATAACTAAGAAAGGGTTTTCGGTTCCGGGCATGCCAGTTGGTCTATCTTCTGGCTTAGGTCTTGTACCGGGTTTAGGCCAGTCTTTACCATAGTCAGTCATGTCATCGCCGGGGCTACCCTGCTTCTTTTTTTTAGCCATGTTACTTCTTCTTATTTTTCATGATTGCAGCCGCAACTTTTGGTGGCAGCTTTGCGAGCTTTGGGTTTATTTTTTTCTTCCCCTTCTTAGTTGGAGGTCTTCCTTTTTTTGAACCATAGGTTCCTTTTCCCATCGGCATAGTTAAAAATCCAAATCTGATCGTTCTAGTTTTTCGATAACATCTTGCCTGTAGGCTGGGTCGCTATCATACCTTCTGTCGTTCATGGCTGATACTAATTCAGCTTGACTACGGAAGGTGTCCCCTTTATTTATTGGTGCTTTGCCTGTTACCATTCTGCCTTCTACTCCATTTGCGTTATCGTATTCTGCTTTGAGTCCAGACACCGCTAGCTGTATAGCTTGTACGCTGCCTGAGTTTACGACTTCGTTAAATGCAGTGAGTTGCTCTGTAGGTAAGCTAGACTTAGCCCAGTTTACTACTTGAGCATAGGCTTGTTCGCCGCCTGCTGAGTTTTTAATCTGATTGATTTGAGCGGTAGTAATCTCAGCTGCTGGTGCCTTTTGTTGTTGAAACTCTGGGTTAGATTGCACTTCCATGTAAGCCTTAAGAAGATCTTGGCTAGATAAAGAAGAGAACTTAGCAAGAGTTTCTTCTGATAACTTATTACCGTTATCGAAGTACTCCTTACTAGCGTCAGTAATAAGCGTAGCTCCATCAGACATTTTAGGTGTGTCTTCTGATTGCTCCTCAGCACTAGCTGTATCTGTACCCTCTTCTTTGTCACCAAGTTTTTTCTGTAACTCTACATATGCTTTCTCTAACTCTTGAGCATCTTTATACTTACCAGCTAACAGTTGTTCCTGTTGCTCGACTATCTTTTCACCAACGGCAAGAGAGTCTTGCTCGTCAGTGGTAAGATTGTCAGTTACGGTCTCGGTTGGTGGTGTAGTATCTACTGTAAATGTGTTAGTTTCTGCCATTTATTCTTGTGGTGGTTGTAAGTTACCTAGTACAGCTGATGCCTGTTCTGCTGCGTCTGGGTTTTTACTAGGATCTAGTAAAGGTGTACCAGCAAGCTGACCGGCTTGATCTACAAGTGACCTGTTAGTCGCATCTTGTTGATTTGTCTGCTTCATCTGTTCTAGTTGTTCTGCTGTACGTACAAGATTCAGTACGTCTATACCTTGTGCTGCTGCTAATCGTTTAATAGCTTCGCTTGGGTCGATGTATTTCATCAACGCTTCTGGTCCTAATGTTTGTGCAACAGTTGCTATAAATGTAGTCAAGGCTTCGTTATCTTGTCCTCTACCTAGACTATTAATACCAGCTACTATCTTTGGTCTTACGACATCTTTAGGTAGTCTTGGTATTTGATTAGATCTCTGTAGTATTAACAGAGTTCTGTTTAAATATGGTACTAGAAACTCAACTGTTAATAAGCTGAATAGTCCGCCGAGGGACTTCTCTAGTTCCAACTGCGTGAGGCGTACCTCTTCAGCAGTAACTCTTTCTGCGTTCCTGATGTTCATAACCAAGAAAGCTTCGAGTACTCTTTTCTCTAATTGTGCTGCTAGATTTGCAGCTGTAGCAAAGTCTGCCGTCTTACCGACTTGCACGACTCCTACATCTTCTGGTCTACCCTGTATGATAGCTCCGTTACCAGCTTTGGCAAGTGTTCCGGGCTTGGTTGTTGCAGATGGTGAAACAAGAAAGACAACTTTACTTGCCACACTTGCACCTTCTACTAAAGATTGAGACAATCCATCAAGACTTCTTAGGTCTCCGATAAACTCCTCTACTCTACCACGTCCGTAGTCCTCTCCGTCTACTGTATTGAATCGAAGCACTAACCATGGTGAGGTGTTTTTAGGTGCTGTGCTTTGGCTACCATCTAGGATCATTCCATCCACTTCTTGATGCCATCTCCAGCTACCACTACTCTCATCCATTTTAACACAGGTGTATACCTCAGCGTCGTCTTCTGTAGCACTGTATTCGCCATCTGGCTTTTCGTTAGGTTGAGGTGCTATACCCAAAACCTTACGACTTACTAATTCTTTTGTAAGTATTTCTATTACATTACCATTACCATCTCTTTCTACAACATATCTGTTTAGTGGATAGTGTTTTAGACCATCTTTGCCCATAAAAATCAGAGCATTACCAGATACGATGAGATGTTTTAAAGCTTGGTGTACTACAACACGATCACTAGATGCAGCAATGTAGTCCATAATCAATCTTTCTATCTTAGAAAATGATAAGTCTAATTCACTACGCATCTGTGGATCTAGTGTCTCGCCTAGCTTGTCGTCTCTTACCTGTAGTTTAAAGAAGGCTGTCTGTGGTGGTAATATTGCAAGCATAAGTTTAGCTGCAAGTGTCACCACTGCCTTAGCTCCGACTGACTGGTATGGTTGGAGTAGAGTTTTTTTGCCTCGAGAATCATCATCTTGTCTAACAAGATATGGTAAGGTAAGTTCAGAACACTCAACGGCTGTGTCTAGAAACATAGTTCTACCTGACGCTAGCATTGAGTATCTTTCTCTTGCCTTATACATTTAATCCTCCGCTATCACTACCAGCTGATGGTGTGTTGATGTCAATCTTAAGAGCGTCTGTACCTGTTTTCTTAGATGCTCCACGTTCGTCATCTTTCTTTGCAGATGTGCCATACTCAACGCCTGCTGTGTCGTCTGGGTCTAGTAATTCTTTTTTACTAGGTAGTTTAGAAGCTGATACTAAGTCAGGCTGTCTAGGTTGTATTGGTGCTGGTGTAGATACTGGTGTTGGTGCTCTACTACCGAAACTTATACACATGTTATTCGTTTAAAATAGATTTTACATATTGTACCACTTCTTGTTGTCCAGAGCGGTACATAATGGAGGCTAAATCCTCCTTGGGGTGGACGGGATACCAAGCGAACTTGGATTCCAAATCCTCTACTAATTTTTCTAACTTATCTGAATGAAAGTTAAGCGTATTGAGGGAGGTTGGTGTTTGCATGTTCAAAAAATGCTGGCATACGAGCTGCTTTGGTGTCAGAAAACTGTGGGGCTTTGCCCTGATACATTAACTGATCGCTCGCTTCCAGCCAAAATTTTTTGCTTAAATATTTATCAGTATTGTTTTCTGTTAGGGGTTGTAGTACCCATTGTATAGTTGCCTTCCGAAGCTTATCCAAAGAAGAGCTAGGAACAAGCCCCAACTCAGCACATACAAGACTATTTGTCGCAACGTGGATCTGTTCATCTCTGGATATATCAGCTGATACTGTTCTGAGAGCAGCATCACCAAGAAAGCGAAACATAGGTAGTAGAACAAAGAATATAGCTCGCTCTGCAACGAGGGCTTTTGTGATAGTGTGATCAGGGTGTTCAATCCAAGCATCTCTTAACCTCTTAGCTTCGAGCTCAGACTTAGGATCAGCCCCGTGGGCATCAACAATGTAACCAAGTGCGAGATCATGTTTAATCTCGTCTTGTACGTTAGACTCAAGAAGTGCCCTCGCTGTTGACGGGACAGTCCTCTCCAGTCCTTGAGAAATAAATTCTCCAACTGGTAGCTCCATATGACGTATTGCGAGTGCACGCTTGATGGTTTCTTCAGCACCTTCTTTTAATACTCCTTTTGTAGGTTGGACTGGTGTCCATGTTCGTTTTCTGTTTTGTAATTTTGTGTATGGGTTCATTGTTCGCAGTCACATTCGATTTTGTTTTCATTTAAAATACCATCTAAGTAACTGTCAATGTCAGTGTCTGCTAACGCTGCGTAAGCATCAGACTTATCCTGAACATCGCCCATTACCTGAAGGCTGTAGTACAAAGAGGTTTGTGAGCTTCCTAGCCACTCCTCTATAAATGCTTCATTGTATGTAACTACATCACTCCAAGAGTTGAAGCTGTAGCCGTGAAGCAATCCTGTCCTATCGAGCATCGTCATGATTTCGTCTGCTACACGCTTGTATGCGTCCCATCCTACTTCACTTGCTATCTCAACGTCTCCGTAGTTTACTTGTGTTACTCCGAACTCGCCGGAGTCTCTGTCTACGGTTCTAGCTATTGGTGGTGCTATCTCGGGTGTGCATGTAAAGCCGTCTAGGTCTCTACTGCGATAGCTGCAACTGGCAGTGGGTGCAATAGCGAACGCCCTTACCATATTGTGTTTGTGTGCTACTTGTGCCGCTTCAAAAATTGCTTGATTGAGGGCAGTAGCCGCCATACCGGCTTCGTTGGTTGCACTATGTCCTCTGTTGATAAGACGTAGGGCTTCTCCGAAGTCTGCGTAGCTGATGTTGTAACGTCTGAGGAAGTTGGCAAGACCGAGCACTCCAAGTCCCACTTGTCTGTCAACACTTGGGGCAAGGTATTCTCCAGATTCTCCAACACCTGTCCGGCCATGGAGATCACACAACTCGGACATGCCTGATACGAAAGCCTCTTGTAGGTTGTCGAGTGTACAGGCACCGAGATTGACATGCTGTAACAAGCAAGTTCCACGTGAGGGCAAGTATACTTCAAGGCAGACGTTCCCATAGATACGCTCCCCGGTATTGTCGTATCTGATTTTGTTGAGCCAGACATCTCCTGATTTGATTCCATAGATTAAAGCATCCTTTGTAGTTTGAGTTGCAAACTTCCACATGTCTTCGTCAATGTCGACACATCTTTTGACCCAAGGTAATTCAGATCTGTTTGCTGTTATAAAGTCTACCGCATCTGGATGTGATAGATCAAGGTGCAATACTATAGCACCATTTTTATAGGCTCCACCTCTACGAAGTACCTCGTTGAAAGCAGAGTATATTTTGCCAAAGCTGACTGGGCCAGTAGCCACAAGTCCTTTGTCGTTTGTATGTCCGGCGGGTCTAAGCTTAGATAGGTGGATTGCACAGCCTGCACCGTAACGTAGTGCGTGACTTGCGAATCTCCAACTAGCTTCAATGCCGTTGTTACCTTCCATGGAATCTTCAACCACGAAAGTTGTGCATGACACTGGTAGTCTTGATGTAGGATCTTCTATCCAAGACTCAACCCTGCCAGTACGGGAGATTAAGTTAGACATTTAATAAATAATTGCGTTTTCTAATAGTTGTTTCAATGCGTTGGACAGTGCAAAGTTCTGTCTTTGTAAAGCGAGGAAGACAATAATTATATCTTCCTTCTTATCATAATTCTTACGTAAGTTATCCTCAATAACTCGCATCTTGAAGTCCTGTTCCGTCGTTAATGGTAAAGGAAACTTCGGGCGTCCAGAGGATTGGTTCTTGTCTTTTGGTATCATAGTCATCTAGTGTAAGTATTCTGGCAAGCCTAGCATTGAGTAAAGCATCTGCATCAGTCAATCCTTTATCGTTAAAGGCTTTAAGAACTGTCTGCCAGCTGTAACCCTCTTTGTCAAACAAAGTTTCAGCTCTCTTGACACCGATACCGGGAACACCACTGTAACCATCGGTCTGGTCGCCTGCTAGCGTCTGAATTAGATGCCACTTAGCACCCTCTTCTGGTGTAACGTAGGTAGTATCGGTTAGGTTGTATAGTTTGCCGGGAATCTGTCTCATATCTTTATCAGGTGAGACAATTATGTTGCCGGGGTGTGCTGTGGCGTAGATACCCATAGCATCGTCAGCCTCTAGCGTTTTCATCACAATCACTTCATACTGTATCCTTAAATTTCGTATGACACGTTTGTATCCGCAGGGCTTTTTTCTATTTCGATGACCCTTGTAATCTGGGGAAATTTTTTTCCTAAAATTATTAGAGTCACTAAAAAATAGTATTGGTGTGGCGAAATCGCCGAATTGTTTTGTTATGTTGGATATATCTCTGGTTACGGCTTTATATGCGTCAGTGAAGTTTGATGTAACAAATATAACATCCTCTCCGTAATCAATTTCTGTTTCGCAGGCTGCACAGCATTTGTATACTATGTAGTCTGCATCTATTAATAAATTCATGGTGGTTAGTGTACGTCAGCCCAAGTCTTGCCTATCTTAGCTTCAGCTGCGATGGGGCATCTTAGGTTGTAATGTTCGCCTGCTAATTTGGCTGCAAGCTCTAGCCATTGTGCTAATTCCTTAGCATCTTTGGGGTAACATTCGTAGTTCAGTTCATCGTGTACGAATGATAATTGGTGGCCGTCTGCTGGGATGCACTCATTTATGGTGACCATCCATCTCTTGGCGATCGACGCTGCTGATCCCTGTAAGAGGTAGTTGAGAAACTTATGCCCTTTGTCCACGCTGATACGACGACCGTCGATGGCGTTTGCATAACCTCTATTACTACACTTTTTACAAGCCTGTAGCAGCTCCGCAAGACCCGGAATGGCAGCAACATAAGCTTTACGTATATCCGCTCCCTTTCGTGCAGCGGCTTCTTCGGACAATAACTTATCAAAACTCCTCCCTAATTTAATGTTTCCGGCACCGTAAAGGAAGGCGTAGGTAACTGTTTTAACTTGTCTTCTAGTAATTCCGATCCTTTCTGCATTGGTTTGGTGTATATCTCCTGTGGTAAGGATTCTAGCATAACGTCCTTGATCGTATCTGGCGAGGTAGTGGGCGAGCATCCTGAGCTCAATACCACTAAGATCGGCAGAGACCAGAACTTTAGTAGGTGTAGCTTGAAATAGCTTTCTAAATCTTTCATCTGATGGTACTTGTGCGAGGTTTGGTTTTCTGTGTGCACAGCGAAATGTATTCGTTGCGACTGAGCAATGGTGGTGGATTCTGTTACACGTCGTAGATAGCTTCTGCCATGCGTTCACGCCTTCCGAGATCATCCCCAATTTCTTGGTAATATCTAGACATTTCAGAAACAACAGGGCTGTCTCCGACCCAATATCTTTCAATACTGTCTCGTCTACGACTGGCTTGCCTGTGGCAGTTAGCTGAGTCGGTGTCCAGTCCTCGTGAGTCTTCAGTATCCATGCTATGTGGTCTCTTGATGTTGGGTTAAGTTGCTTAAGTTTTGTAAATGGGCATCCTTGTACGTACCCTTGTGTCCTGTTATTTCGCTTAGGTGTAAACAACGCTCCGCTAACGAACCCGTATTTTTTGCGTAGTAATCCTGTAGCTTCTTCCAGTTCTCCTCTGAGAGCTGATTCGAGCTCACATGCTTCTCGTTCGTTGAAATACCATCCATGTTCTTCTTGTTGTTGTAGTATGTGTGCGACCTGATGTTCTAGTTGGACCCAATCAGGTAAGGGTGGAAATGTTGGCATAGCTTCTTCGTAACAATAGTGTCCTGTACGCAGTAGTCTTCCATTTCCTTGCTCCATTCTAGCCAATCAGAAGTTTGACCAAAGTCCCCTTTGTATTCTCCTAATCGGTAGCCGTAGGATTCAAGCGAATGACGCCCGTACAGCTTTGGTGGCATACCTGATGGCTTAGTCTTTCTGTCGACTTCAAGCATATCAGCATGGTATAGCCTTGATAGTAGTAATGTATCTATGATACGTCCCTGTGGCTTAAACCATGGGTATATCCTCTTCAACACAGGTATATCAAATCCTATGATGTTATGTCCTATAATAGTGTCAGCTAGTTCTAGATACTGAACTGCTCTGACTATAGGTTGGTCTCCTCCGATATCATTGTATCTAGTAGTCTCACCTGTCTCATAATCAAGTGTAACGATACAGTGAATTTCAGTTTTTTGTGCGTCTAGAGGTGTTGTCTCCAGATCGAACAGGAGCGTGGTAGGTTTTGTCTCTAAATTTGGCACGTTTCTTATCTTGTCTGGTGGGTGGGTTTGGTTTCTGCAAGCTAGAAGTCTGTGCTTGCGTCGAAAACTGGTGTTGTCTTAGTTTCATCTGTCTCATAAAATTGGCACGATTCTAGATCGTACGTTAATCTTGTAGCGACTCCAACCTCTCCTGAGTAACGGTTTTTAAGAACTCGCACAGTTGTAGTGTTGTTGCTATCTTCGCTTTGTTGGTCTCTCTCCAGAGCGATGACGCTATCGCTAATTTGAGAGATCGAATGAGATCCTCGTAGTTGTCCGAGGGATACACGTCCTCCTTCCTCGTGCGTATTACTGTCATTGCTACTTCTCCTTAAGTGCGATACTAAATAAAGGGTGATGCCTGTACGTTCAACTAAACTACGTAGTCTAGTCATTGTACTATCTATCATCCTTCTTTCGTCACCATCAAGTCCTGATAGTAATATAGAAAGGTGATCTAAGAATATAATACGACATTCCAATCCACTGGCAAGGTACTCGATCCTGTTGTAAATAACATCTGGGTCAAAGCTACCAAAGCCATCAAAAAGAAAAACGTTCCAATTAGCGAGCGTAGCATCAAAAGCCTCTTTAAGTTCTGTTTCTTCGTGTTCTCCGATGTGGAGTGCTTTACCTACAGCTGCTGACATCAAGCCAAGAGCTGTACGTTTTGTGTTTGACTCCAACTCTAGTATGCCTACTGTCTCTCCTACTTGACATAGGTGAGTTGCTAGGTCTCTAACAAATGAAGTCTTACCACTGCCTGTACCGGCTGTGATCGTAATAAGTTCGCCATATCTTATACCATGTAGTTTTTCATTGAGTCCATTATATTTGTACTCATGGTCACATGGTTTAGTTGGTTCGGTAACTACATCAAATAGGTTCTTACCATCTATGATTCCGTCTGGTCTGTATGGCTTGGCGTCCCAGATGGCTTTTCTGATACTGTCAGAATCCCCAGCTTGGAGAGCATCTGAAGCATCTTTATAATTCTCGAGGCGGGCAACTTTGACTCTGCCAGATGGGAGTATTCCCGTGGCAAATTCAGTGGCCTGACGCCCCGCTTCATCGTTGTCGAAGAAGAGGACGATTTCTTGGTATCCCTGTAAGAATGGGATTGCTTTTTGGAGGTCTTTCTTGGCTGACGCCGCACCATGAGGTAGGCTGACCATCGGCCAACCCGACATAACCTCGTAACAAGAGGCAGCATCTAGTTCTCCTTCTGTAATTACTATTCGCTTCCCGTTGGTGGGGAAAAGATGTTGACCAAAGAGTTGATCTGTTTTTCCACCTTCGTAATGGAAGTCTTTCTTTTTTGATTTAATTTTGAATCCAACAACATCGCCGCTTTCATTATAATATGGGAAGCGGAGAGTGTTTCCGTATCTGTAGATGCGGTAGAACTGGTTGGTGGATTCGCTGATTTTCCGTTTATGCAGCTGTTCAGCTGATCCGAGGAATTGTACTCGTTCATTATTCATTGTGGGTGTAGGTGTGTCCCCGTCCGCCGGGGTGTACGTTTGGCACGCAAAACAAAACTTGTGACCATCAGAGTAAACTGAATTAGCATCTGATGAACCACAGTTGTTACATGGTTCGTGTGCCACAAATTCGCTTTCATTCATTATATTAACCAATCTATGGGGATTGCGTGTGCTGCTGCCCATTTGATGTCATGCTTCTCACACCATTGGGCATAAGTTGTTTTGGATTTCTTGCTGATCCTGTTGTAGGGTGCTTGAAATACCATACGTAGATCTAAGTCAGGATTGTCTCGCATGACTGCCTTGATCTTACGTCTATCTTCTGCATCCCAATAGCCTTTGGTCTCTAGCATTACGCCATTGACCAAGACAAAGTCGGGATTGTAAAGGTGCTGTATGGTATAAGCAACTTTGCAGCTCTCATACTCATACTTAGCACCAACTTGATCTAGAACAGAGGCAACGCTCTGCTCCAGTTTAGACCTAAAAGTCTTCGTCTTCTTCGACATCTGCTACTACTACTGTCTCTGGGTTTCTTGCGACTGCTGTTGCTGTGAAGCCTTCAGTTGTACCGAACATATCGGCAACTGCTTCATCGTCCATGCTATCTGTGTCTACAGCAGCACCTTCTCCTACAGCAACAACTTGTACGCCAAGCAGTTTAAGAGAACTTCCGTAGGTAACACCATCCCTGAGTATGTATGGCTTCTGAAAGAAACCAAGCTTAACTGTTGATCCACCATATAGTGGTGTCTTTGCATCTGTGACTGGTGTACCTTCTGTGTCGACAACACCGGGTCTCTTGTCTTCTCCCCACGAGAACTTGATTTTAAATTTACCATCAGCTACCTCTTCCCATGGTGTAGGTTTTAGGGTGGCTCTTTTTGGATTCTTGAGCTTGCCTTCAGCCCATCTAAGGACTTCGGCTCTTTCGGTCTCTAGCTTGTCAATTACATCTTCGCCAACAATAGCAGCGAGTGAGTAACCGAACTTGCCGGGTTCTAGTATGGCTTGGAAGCCTTCTAATTTGATTTCGTCTGTAACGTGTACGTTCTTGGGCATTTTAACAAAAAAAGTAAGTTGATTCAATAACCGTCTCGGGCTGTAAGTCGCCTATGATCGGTGGTTCTGTCTCTGCTCCGACATAGAGAGCAAAGGTTCTGAGGTAATCATGTTCTGCAAACAGAATCATGTATGTCTCCCTTATTATAGCACTAAGTTTACCCATATCGCAAGCCCTGCTTAACACACTGTCATGTATTAGTGCAATCGGTTCATCGAATTTACGCACAGCGAGGTGTAAGAGGCTTGCATCTAAACTATGGATAAGGTTAGGAGCTGTAGCTGCCTTGTGCCTGTTGATGTCGACATCCTTCCCATCTTCTACAGCGATGGAAAGATCGCAACGACCTAATAGCTGTAGCTGGATACGTTCTATCTTCTTCTTGAAGTAGCGTTGTCTAACTAGGAAGCCAGAAGGTGTCGTCCATTCTATGTGATCTTCGCCACGTTTAATGGCTTGACCTACCTCACTCTCTATCCATCGCATAACTGACATCGGCCCGGGCACTACTGCCTGCATAGCCTGACGAACTGATTGAACAATGATT